GATCTTGGCACCCGATGGTGCGAGAAATACCCGATCTTTCGCACCTTTGGTAGTTTGACCGTGGGCGGGCAAACGATCGCTCCCACTGGCACCCAGATCCAGAATGATGCAGAGTGGGGAGCCGTGGCCGCCGCCATTCAGGTCCGCCAGATTCTAGGCCGATGGATCTACACCGGTAACAGGGCCACGAACCGGAACATGTTTGATGGGTTCCAGATTCTGATCAACACCGGTTATACCGATGTCCAGAGCCGGATCCCGTGCCCCGCCGTGGACTCCAAGATCGAAGACTTTGAAAGCGATTGTATCAGTGACGAAACGAGCGGCAAAAACATCTATGCCTACTTGGAAGCGGTTGTGCAACGGATCATCCAGAGGGCACGCCAGGCCGGTCTAGGCCGCCCGAAGGCTGAAGACATGGTGCTTGTCATGCGCACTGAGATGGCCGAAGCCCTGTATGAGTATTGGGCTTGCCAGATCGGGCCGTGCTCCACCACGCTCCCAGTGGCTGGAACGGCAACCAACCAAGTGCAGTTTGTTTCTTCCGACTGGGCACGCCAGTTTGCCGATGACCTACGCCGCCGTGAAGTGCTCTTGGTGCACGGTATGTACATCCCGGTTGTCACGGATGACTATATGCCATTCACCAACGGGGCAAGCGGAAACCAGAGAATCAGTGATATCTACATCTTGACGCTTCAGATCTCGGGGCTCCCCAACGTTTACGGCGAATTCCAAGATTTTAGGGCGGGCGTGGGCGACTCCATCACCGGCTTCCAGGAAGAGCTTTACGGTGGACAGCCAACCGATGAAGGCCGCTTTTACGTGTGGCAGGAACGGACCAACACTTGCTTTGACGTGCGCTTGGCGGTGAAACCACGCTTGGTTGTGGCTATGCCCTTCCTTTGTGGCCGGGTATCCAACGTTTGCGTGACGCCGCTTAACCCGCCGTTGTCCAGCTATCCGCCAGATGGTAGCCCGTACTATCCCGATGGTGGTGCTTACGATGCCACGTATGACGCCGGGGACTGCGTGTATAGCGAATAGAAGGGCGGCTTGAATGAGCCGAAGTGATAGGGGAAGCCCAAAGCGGGCTTCCCCCACTGTGCACCTTGTGGGCAAGCGGGATCCGTGGATCTTGGGCAGGTATGCCGATATCTTGACCGGGCGGCTTGGTTGGTCAATTGGAGAACGTCCTAGAACGGACGTGGCCTTGAACCTCTTTTGGCCTTACTTGTCGATCATGGTCGGGAATCCGCTCCCACGGACCAAGAACGCCGCTTTTTTCACTCACTTGGAAGAAGCGGAAAGTGGCCGCACCCAGTCAAAAATAAACAGATGGCACAATGCGGCCAGGGCTGTGGATCTCAGGATCTGTATGACTGCCAAGTACCGGGAGATCTTGGCTCCCCACGGGCCAACGGTGCACGTGCCGGTACCCATAGAAGAGCAATTCACACCCCGCAAGTTGCGGGTGGGCGTGGCCGGGAAGGTCTATGCCCTATCTCGCAAGGGTGAAGACTTGGTGCGCCGGTTGGTCGATACTGGAGAATTTGATGTGGTTGGGGCGGGCGAAGGATGGCCGTGCCCGACCAAGTTTTACAAGTGGGCGGATATGCCCAAGTTTTATCAATCACTTGATGTGTTTCTGGTTACGTCTGAAGTAGAAGGCGGGCCGGTAACGATGCTAGAGGCGCTTAGATGTGGCGTGCCGGTTGTGGCTCCGGCACATGTGGGAATGGTAGATGAATTCCAAGTGCCCACATACGAGCGGGGCGATTTTCAATCAATGCTTGCCCGGCTCCGGGTCTTCCAGTTGGGAAGAGTGAAGCGATACCAGAGCGTGGCCAATAGAACGGTGGAAAACTTTGCGCAAGCCTGTCAACAAGCCATCAAACGGGTATGCTAACATAGGCGCTATGTTTGTGGCTTATGGCCAGAAGGCGATCCAGTGCTTCTATGATTGTGCGGACTCGCTCCGAGTGCATCACCCGGACATGCCTATAGTGGTGATCGGGGATCAATCGATCAACTTCCCAAACTGCATGTGCCTACAGGAGCCAAGTACCGATATCGGAGCCAGGAGCATCAAGACTCAGATTTGGCGGTATGTGCCCGATGGTTGGACATATGCGCTATACATGGACGTTGACACGCTTGTGTTGAAACCGCTAGATCGCTTCTTGCAACCACTGCTTGACGGTTGGGAACTGGTTATGGTCCGGGATGAATTGGCGGATGTAGTGGATCGGTGCCGACTCAAGAACAATGAAGAAAAGCAACACATCAAGAATGCCTTTGGCACCGGCGAACTAACCCAGTTTGCGGGCGGTTTGTTTTCTTGGCGCATATGTCCAACAGTGCAACGATTCTTTGAGACTTGGCATGCAGAGTGGGGCCGTTTCAGCTTCCGAGATCAAGGGGCTTTGGTGCGGGCTTTGGCGCTTACACCGGTCAAGCTTTGGCCACTCGGGTGGGCGGCCAATGCTTCCAATAGAGAGCATGCCCTTGAAGTGTGGCATATACATGGCAAGGCCAGAATGGCAGGTGCACAATGACGGCTTGGCTACAAGCATGGATTATCAATCAAGATCCGGTTGCCCAGTTGGCCACGGCCGAAAAGGGCGGGCCAGGCTCTGGGAACTGGGGTCATGCAGGTGTGAAAGGCCAAAAGGGTGGATCGGCTCCCAAGTCCGGCATGGGTGCGGCCATGTCTTTGCGTACCGGCAAGGATTGGGAAGATCGCCAGATGAAGGCCATAGAGGACGCTTACTTGGCCGATGCTGAAGAGAATTCCAAGAGGCTTTATCAATCTTCCGTCCAGTCTGGGCTTTTGAAGGACAAAAAGCAAAAGATGGATACCCTGAAGAGCTACAAAGCACTCAAAGAACTAGATCGGCATAGCATGTATGAGCCGATGGATGACTATCCGGCTATGGCGGAAGCCCTTACCTATACCACTAGCCATGGCAGTTTGAAACAAGCAAGGGCCAACTTCCAAGAAACGGCGGATCTGATGGCAGATCCGAATAAAGAAGAATGGGAGTGGAAGGTGCACCGGGTGGATGCCATTACACGGGCCAGGGGTGAACGAGTGCCGGGCTTGAAAGAAAAGGCCAAGCCCAAACCCAAACCGGTCGAAACGGCCAAACCATCCGGGCCGGAAGCAAAGAAGATCTTGGAAGCCAAACGGGTCACAGATGACTATTACATAAACCGCCCAGTGAGCCGGAGAACGATCGGGGGTGGGGTTACCCAAGAGTGGCAGAAGGTCAAGGCCAAACCGGTCAAAGTGGCGGGCTATGAGGATCAAGACTTCTTTATTCACCGGCCACTTGGTGAAGGGAAGAGCGGTTGGACTATCTCAGAAGGCCGCACTGGTACATCCCTTATTGTGCAATACGGCGGCACCCAAAGAGAAGCTATAAGGAAGCTGACAAACACACTGGACAAAATAAAGAGTGCAGGGCGGACCACGCTCCAGAACCAGATCACTAGTGCCGTGAATCAGAGCGTAAGCAGGGGCGATCCTTTGCGATCGCCACGATACGGCGGCACAGGAAGAGAGTACAAGGGGTGAAGCGATGACTTGGCTACAAACATGGATTATCAATCAAGATCCGGTTGCCAGGTTGGCCGTGGCGGAAAAGGGTGGGCCAGGCTCTGGGAACTGGGGACATGCCGGGGTGAAGGGCCAAAGGGGCGGATCGGCTCCAAAGCGGGGTATGGGTGCGGCTATGTCTTTGGCCAGTGGCCCAACCGCCGACTTGCGCCAGTTTCAGGCCAAAGAAGATTCAGTGCTTGATCAAATGAGCGATGATGCCGTGGCTAATTATCAAATGGCAGTCAAGCGGCACAACATGAACCGTGAAACTCGATGGAATGTACTCCAGGCGTGGAAGGGCGCAAAAGAGGCCCATAAGTATGATGGAAGCACACCTTTGACCGATACCGATGCCATGAGCGATGCGATCTATTATGCCGGAAGACATGGAAGCCTAGACAATGCCCGCTATCACTATGAAGCTGAATGGAGCAAGGCCGATCGGGCCGGAGATCGGCATAAAGCGGGCACGGCTCTGGGGCACATAGACCGGATCGAAGCAATGCAGGGCAAGAAGCCAAAGATCTATGATGATCCAAAAGGAAAAAAGGGAATAACGATCCATCATGCCGGAAAACTCAAAAAGCCCGCAACGGAAGCCAAAAACGCTATGGCGGCCAAGAAGGTATCAGATGACTTTTATATAGCCCGAGTAGAAGGCTTTGTGAAGGGGGGCAAAGTACAGGCCATCGAATGGCAGAAGGTCAAGGGAAGATCGGTCAAGGTGCCGGGCTTTGAGGATCAAGATCTCTTCATTCACCGGCCAGCAGGGTCAAAAACCGGTTGGCAGTTATCGGAAGGCCGCACCGGATCGGCGCTTGGGTATTCAGGTAGAACGCAAAAAGAGGTCATCCAAAACTTCCAATTGCGGCTCCAGAATACCAATAGCGCCGGATTCACCGAGAACGTTAGAAGGGTGATTGAAGGACAGGTGGAACGGAACGGCTATGTACCTATATCCCCACGCTATGAAGGCGGGGTGGAAGGTATCATAACTAGTTAGAAAGTTTTAGCATGAAGCTACAACTTGGGGCCGGGGATCGGCCACGTCAAGGGTACCTTAACAGTGACATTATCAAACTGCCAGGCATTCAAGTGGTCCACGATCTGAATGTGCTCCCATGGCCGTGGGAAGATGGGGCTTTTGAAGAGGTTTTGGCTCTTGCGGTCTTTGAACATCTTTGGTTGCGGCTGGATACGAGCGTGGAAGAGTGTTGGCGGCTCCTGAAGCCGGACGGCTTGCTTATTTTCAAAGTGCCGGATCACAATTCCCCCACCGTGGCGGACGATCCACAGCACATTCATAGGGGGTGGAGCAACCGAACTTTTGACTTTTTCGATCCGACTCGGGGCGAATACGGCAAGCGGGGCCAGATGTATGGATACCATCCATGGGCCATCCTTTCAGTCACAGGCACGGCGGGCGGAAATTCTTGGATGGTACGCATGCGGAAGGTTGGACAATGAGACAAACGATCTATAGATCGGGAACAAACAAAGTAGAAACGCCCAACCAAGTATCCATACCCATGCGCCAGGTGCCCTATGTTATGCCGCTCCACTATCCGGAAGTGGCCTTGGACTGCTACGATGAAGGCGATCAAGCACTCTTTATGTTTCCAGAATCGTGGTTAGCTCCCGAGTATTGCAAGCTTGGCTTCAGGGTCTTGGCCCAAGGGTATGACATAGTTGTACCGCTCCGAGAGCACCAAGAAGAGCCAACTATGTATACAGGGCTCCTATGGATGGCCTTCAGTGAACCCGTGAAGGCATTCTTGAGGGACTGGGCACTAAAGAGCCAAGAACTTTATCCGTGGCAAGCCTTCCATGATGCGCTTTATGAGAGCGGGATCCGGGTGTGGTACGCACCGGCCACGTGGTGGAAACAACCGACTTATGCCGGTATGGCCGTGATCGTGCCTTGCTATGACCATGAAGAGTTCTTGCTTGAAGCGGTAAACTCTGCACTCAGGGCCAGGGCCGATCAGATCATTATAGTGGATGACGGATCGCCGGGGGATGTGCTTGGGGCGCTTGCGCCGTTGGCCAGTAGGAAAAGGGTGCCCGTTTTTGTGATCAAGCAGGAAAACAAGGGCTTGCCCGCCGCTAGAAATGCCGGGATCCGGGCCACGACCATGCAACACTGCA